TAGCCCCATCTGGCACAGCAGACTCAGCGATTAGCTGGACTAATGCGATGACGATTGATAACAGCGGTAATGTGGGTATTGGTACGAGTTCGCCTAGTACAAGCCTTACAACCGTCTGCACCTCAGACTCCGTGGGTGTATCGGCGCAAACTACGACAACAGGTAGCTACATAGGCTTCAAAGATGCCACAAGTTCAAATTGGTATTACAACACGATTGGAGCGGTTGGTGATAACTTAAAGCTCACCACCTCTGGCGTTGAACGACTCAGGGTGGATAGTAGCGGTAATGTGGGTATTGGTACTAGCTCGCCTACAGCAAAGCTAGATGTTAGGCGAGACGATGCAGATGGTAAAATTGCTGAGTTTCATACCAGCACAGGCTATGGGGTTGAGATAGGCTCTAGCCAATCAGAGGCTTATGTCCAATCTGGTTATCAACAGGCTCTGATTCTCGGCACTAACAGCACAGAACGCATGCGCATCGACTCTAGCGGTGACGCTCAATTCTCAGGCACAGTGACGGCTACTGAGTTTTATGGCGATGGTTCCACCTTATCCAACCTACCAACTAATACAGGCCCTCAAGGCCCAACAGGCGCTACAGGTGCTACAGGCGCTACAGGTGCTACAGGCCCACAAGGCCCAGCAGCAGACGCATCATCTATAAGCGGATTACTAGGTTCAGTTCAGTATGGTAGTTGGTTTACTTATGCCTCCTACCACGATGGTGATAAGGATGCTTCTGATGAAACATACCCCTCTACCACACACTGGGGTGGATATTTCAGTGGGGCAACAACTCAATGGGATGCCTACCCATCTGCACTTTCCTCTGCTCAAGCAGCATCATCAGGAGGCGACTCTACTTCTATTACTGTGGGCTATGAGACTTACCATGCGAGAGTAGATTCGGGTAGCGACTCTGTTTATTATTACAACTATGCTCGCCGCATATACAGAACTATTTCATCTTAGGAGTCATAATGTATTTTTTAATTAACAAAGACGATGGCAGCTACAACTGTCATGGCGAAGAACCCTTTCCCACTTTCATGCTCACTACTAATGTAGAACAAGTACATGCTGAAACTCCGCCTGAATATGAAAATATTACACTTTTAATGTACGACTTTGACACAGGGGTATTCTCTGAAAAAGAGGGCATGCTTCTACTGAGTGAAGAGGAACTACAGGCGCAAATGGAAGCTAGACGACTCCACCAAATCAATGTTGGAGCTATGAAAGATGCTGAACTTTTCCACAGTATAATTGAGAGACTATCTCCAATACTGACGGACGAGCAGTTAGATCTTATTACGGACGATAATGCGATAGATTCAGAAGAGATGGCCGACTTACAGGAGTTGTTAAATGGCTAAATTAATTGAACCAAACCCCCAAGTCACCGCTATTCTGAACAAAGTCATAAAAGACACTGAGAAGAGTTGGCGGTCAACTCCCAGTAATGGGTGGACGCTAGAGAAAGTTCTAGCAGAACCTCTGCCAACAACGGAGATATACTTAGGACATTGTCCTGTAATCGACTTAACTCGAGAGGATGGGGTGGTAGAAGCTGTTGAAGAAGCCCGAAAGATTCTTGGAGCGACTACATGTACCAATCGTATAGTGTATCCACCACATTCTTATATGAAGTGGCACACTAATGGGGACTCTGTAGGGATACGCACTTACTACTGCTTCTCTGCAAAACCGGGATCTTTCGTATATCTTAACAAGGAAACAGGTGAGAAGGTTATCAGCCATGAGAAGGTTGGATGGACTTGTCGACAGTTTGAGGTTATTCAAGATGACCCCTTGTGGCATTGTGTCTATAGCGAGGGCGTTAGGTTTGCTTTTGGCTTCCGCACTGTAAGAGAGGGCAGTTGAATACCCAAAACCTGATTAGTAACAGACACATTCGATACTCTTGAAGAAGCCCCAGAGAACGCCACAGAGCGTACACGCATGGGTGTGCGTTACTCAGAGTTACTCGCATTCATTATAGGAGCAATATAACAATGGCTAAATCAAACACAAGACAAACGGCAGATGATGTTGTTGTTGAAGATGCAAGCGGAAATTTAGACGTATCAGGCACAGTGACTGCAGACGCATTCTCTGGTGATGGTAGTGGTCTTACGGGTATCTCCGGTGGTGGTGGCGGTGGTGGCGGTTGGGTGCCACTCAGTACAGTGACAACATCCAGTGGTGATACTTCGATTGAAATAACATCAAACATCGACAGCACTTACGACTCATACGTGATGAAAATAACCGGCCTCCCAACAGGAAATACGTCAGGGCCGAAGATGTATTTCTCAACAGATGGTGGATCATCATATGACACATCAACAAGCATGTATCGCTATTCCACTTACGGTGTTGATTATTACAACAACTCATTTCAAGGCCCGTACGCAAAGAATGATAATGGTTACTTTCCACTATCAACAAACAATGGCATTGAGTCTGCGTATGTTTACCTCTACAAACTTGCTGATACGGGTAAATCGTATTATTCAATCAGCGGTGGTATAGGGCACTGGGGATATGGGTTCAAAAGTATTGAGGCAATTGGTGTTTATGGCGCAATAAACACTGACCCAAGTAGTGACACAACTTCTCCCGTTGACGCACTAAAAATGAGCACGACTGCTTCGGGAGGGTTCCCCGCTGGCGGACGAGTCACTTTGTACGGCATTGCAAATTCATAAATTAGAATTGGAGTAATTAAAAATGAGTACAAACGTATTTAAATTAGTCAACGGCGAGCGCATCGAATTGACGGAAGCCGAAAACAACCAACGTCTAGCAGACGGTGAAGCGGCACAAGCCGAGCAAGATGCTAGAGCGTGGCTTGACGGGCGATTGTCTGAATACGGCAGTTGGAGTGACCAGCTTGACGAAATGTTCCACAGCATTGACGCGTGGAAAGCACGAATTGAAGCCGTTAAAGCTAAATATCCGAAGCCCTAGGAGCTAAAAATGACCACATTTAACTGGAAAATTAACCAACTAGAACGCTCTACTGCTGACGACTACGTGCTTGTAGTTCACTATGGCGTAGACGCTGTTGACGGTGAGTTTAGCAAGGGTGCTTATGGCACTGTTAGCTTTGACCCTGAGACTATGCCAGCATCCACAGACTTTGACTCACTGACCGAAGATATCGTATTAGGTTGGGTGTTTACTAAAGTTGAGCAAGACGTTGTGGAGGCACGACTGGAAGCGGCGATTGCTGAGATGAAAGCGCCTAGCGTTGTTGCTGGGATGCCTTGGGCTTCTATTGTGGTTACAGGAGCTGACTAATATCAGTTATGTAGAGGTGCAACATGAACAGCAAGTGGGTATGGATAGGTCTTGGATTAACAGTTCTAGTTACTTTCATGGTATGGGGTGTTAGTGTAACCATGTGCAGAGAAGCTGTCTGCTAATGACTGAAGTAGAAAGAAGTACAATGACTTGGAGATGGACTGCTCTGTCTGTCTACCTCTTAATTTGCTTTTACGACTTTCTATTTGTGCCAGTATGGTATGGCCTTAATAGACCTAACATTGAGCAGTTCATGGAAATAATAGATTCAACTGAGCATGTATTAGTTCAAATGGAATTGATGAAGAAACTTACTGGACAGCATAGCCCTTTTACTCTTATGGGTGGTGGCTTGTTTCACTTAGCCTTTGGAGCGATACTTACAGGCAGTGCAGTAGGGATGAAAAAATGATAAACGATTTAGAAAAAAATTTTAAGGAAGCTGACGTAGTCTATAAGGGTTTAATAAAATGTCTGAACAGAGGTTCGATAGGCTTGAGAATAGTCTTGATAGATTAACGAGTAAGGTTGAGCAAATGTCTGAAGTAGTAACAGCATTGGCTCGTATCGAAGAGAAACACGTAGCAGTACAACAACGATTAGATCATCACGATAAAAGACTAAACAAGCACAGTGATGCTTTGGATGAATTGTTTGTAGACACTACTAGAATGGAAAAGACTTCAGGTACTAATGAGTGGTTCATTCGTCTACTCATAGCAACGATGGTAGGCGCTGTCGCTTACCTACTGAGAGGATAATATGACATACAGAGAGATTATTAACGAGGTCTTACGTAGGTTACGTGAAGATCAGATAGACGCTGATTGGAGTGGTAATCTATCTACGGCTAATGGTGTCACTGACTACCAACAGATGATTGGTGAACTAGTCAATGATGCTAAATATGAAGTAGAGCAGTACTGGGATTGGCAGGTCTTACGTGTTACTGCTGGTGTACAGACACTAGCTGACACTATGTCTTATAGTCTAGTAGGTGCTGATCGTAACTTCAAGGTACTTGATGTAATTGACACTACTACGGGTAGTCACTTAAAGCAAATCTCTTCTGTTGAGATGAACCAACGTGCATTCCCTACAGCAGACCAATCTACAGGTGCGGCATCTGAGTACGGGTTTAACGGTATTGACGATAACTTAGATATGGTTGTTGATCTATGGCCTGTACCTAACGATTCTCGACAGATTAACTTTAATATCGTTAAACCACAAGATAAGCTACAGTCAGCTACTATCCAATGCTATGTTAATGAACAAGCAGTGATCTTAGGTGCTTATACTAGAGCTTTGTCTGAACGTGGTGAAGATGGTGGTACACAAGTGTCTGTAGCTGCTGCTGAATATCAATCCGTCTTGTCCCGTGCCGTACAGATCGACTCTGGCAAGACCCAATATGAGACTGATTGGTATGCCAACTAAACCTATATCCCCACTAGTACTAGACTCTATTGGTGTATTCGGATTAAACACACAGGATAACGCCTCTAGCTTAGACCGTCGTTGGTTGACTAAAGCAGACAACGTAATGATTAACTCTGCTGGTCGCCTAACCTCACGTAAGGGTGTACGTCAGTATTCTAACGACATTGGTAATCACGCTGTTAAGGCTATTACTGAAGTAACTAAGACTGATGCGACTACTGAGCTATTCTTTGCAGGTAATAACTCTATCTATAAGGTAGACCATACGACTGTTCCTGCTACAGTTACTGCACAGACGTTCTCCCCTACAGCTCCTACGATTACAGACAGTAACTGGCAGTTTAGTCAGTATGATGATGATCTATTAGGTGTTCAAGAAGGTCATGATGCTATCCATTACGATAGTACGACAGGCACATGGGCACGTATGGTAGACACTACTGCTTGGGGAGCGCCTGCAGGCATCACTACTTTTAACCCTTCTTGTGCTGTTAGTGCTTATGGTCGTAGTTGGGTAGGTGGTCTATCAGAAGATCCTAATACTTTACTATATAGTGCCGTTGCAGACCACCATGACTTTGGTGCTAGTGGTAGTGGTTCACTGAACCTGAATGCCGTGTGGGGATATGATGTCATTGTTGGCCTAGAGATATTCAACAACCAGTTGATCGTATTCGGTAAGTACAACATTGCTATCTATAATGGCCCTTGGGACATCGATGTTACGGATGGGACTGAGACCTTTGGTTTGTCTGAAATCATTAAAGGAGTAGGCTGTGTATCGAGGGATTCAATTAAAGCGTTCGGTGATGATATTCTATTTCTATCTGCTGACGGTGTTAGATCGCTTAATCGTACGAAGATTCAGGACAAGATGCCCTTAACAGACTTGACTAAGAATGTCAAGAATGATATTATAAAGGACATCACATCCTCTGAGAAGAAAGACGTAAAAGCAGCCTACAATCATGCAGGTGGTTACTACATCATCTCTTTCACAGGCATTAATAAGCATTACGTCCTCGACTTCAAAACGCTTAATCCAGACAATACCCCACGCATCTCTAAGTGGACTTTCACAAGTGACCACGCACCTAAGTCATTCCTCTCTCTATATGACGGTACTCTGTATGTAGGTTTAGGAACAGACGCTCATCATGGTGCCCTCTACAAGTATGACGGTTACTTTGATGTAGACTATGAGAGTGGGTCGTTTGTTAATAAACCCTATCAGACCAGTTGGCGCTCTGTCTACATGGACTTCGGTGATCCTTCCATAGCTAAGATCCTTAAGAAATTACGTTATGTATTAGATGGTGGTCGTGAGTCAGACATATCAATCAAGTGGCTAAGGGATTATGCACATACATATGATGAATACACTAAGACTATAGTTCCAGATGCAGTAGGTGAAATCTACTTATTTGGTTCACCTACGTCCTTATATGGGTCTGCTAAGTTTGGTCTGCTATTCACTCCTAAAGAATATCACGTCAACCTATCTAAGTCTGCTAAGGTAGTGCAGATAGACATGACAACAACAGTTAAAGGTTATAAAGGCTCTCTACAGAGCATGACAGTTCTAGCTAAAGGCGGGAAAATACGATGAGTAATTATTCTATTCAAAAAGACTGGGGTGGTGTTGACGCGCTTCCGGACTCTGATCCAGAGAAAGTAATCTCTGGTGATCACTTCGATACGGAGTTCACTGCTGTTCAAACAGCCATTAACTCTAAGGCTGAGCTAGTAGGGTCTGCTACTCAAGCGTTTAATGCTACTACAGCGACTGCTGGCACTAACACTACACAGGTAGCAACTACAGCCTTTGTAACAGCTGCTGTCGCAGCGGCGACTCCTACCGCAGCACAAGTAAACGGGCATGCATATCCCGTAGGTTCTATCTATACATCCATCAGCTCTACTAATCCTTCTACTCTATTAGGTGTAGGTACATGGGTAGCTTTTGCTACTGGACGTACGCTAATTGGTGTTGATACAGGCCAGACTGAGTTTGATACAGTAGAAGAGACAGGCGGTAGTAAGACTCATACGTTGACTGAAGCTGAAATGCCGTCACACACTCACACTTATAAATATTCTGATCAAGATCAAGTAGAGTTGATTGGTGGTACTATTACTGATATATCTGAAGTGGATGAAGGCGGCTCTACTCGTACTACTAACTCAACTGGTGGCGGTAGTGCACATAATAACTTACAACCATACATCACAGTTTACTTCTGGAAGAGGACAGCATAATGAGTATTTGGGATGATTTACAATCACACAAGCAGAATATTGCCGATACATTAGGGCAGGCGAGTTCCTCCTTTAATGTCCCTTCTTTTAGCTCCTTCACTAATGAGCTGACTCAAGATGCTACACAGAAAATGCTAAGCGATAATCCTGAGTTACGCAACATGGCAGCAGCGATGGGTAAGTCACCTGAAGAGCTAGGCCGTGAATCTGTAGTAGCTAAGGCGAATGCAAGGGATAAAGCCCACGTAGCAGGTATCTTCTCTCGTGATCATTCTAGTGGTGGTAGCGCTAATACAGGCACTAATACAACAGACACTACGAGTGGTTCAAGTGCAGTTGATGCACTATCAGCAGCACGAGCGCCTAGAACAACTACTTTCGGTAATATCTTTGGTTCTACTGGTTGGGATCCGGATACAGGCCAGTTCATCCAAGAGACTAGCCCTGAAGCTGCTGGGATGGCTTCTGGCCTATGGGATCAGATGCAGGGTGTCCAACAGCAGTTGTCTGACTTTGATGTAGGCTCTGCCGCAGACGTATACTTACAGGCTGTAATGCAGCCACTTGAAGCACAACGTGCCCAACAGGATCAAACAACACTAAGTCGTATGATTGCTAGTGGTAAGTTAGGTGCTTCCGGCAGTGCTCGTGCTATGGCTGAACAGGAGACACAACGAGGTCTACAGGACATTCAAACCTCTGCGATGGCACGTCAGCAGGCATTAGGTGAACAACAGAACCTATTTGCACAACAGCAGGCACTGCAGGGTCTACTAACGGGTGTTGCAGGTCAACAGTTTGCAGGCCAACAGGCAGCACTAGGGGCTATCCCATTAGGTCAGGAGATTATGTCCTTCTCTCAAGAACCTCAGTTCCAGTATCAACTAGCACAAGATCAGATTGCAGCTCAGGCAGCAGCTAATAGAGCATCTACGGGTGCATCTATGTGGTCTGCCCTATTGGGCGCTATTTTAGGTTAATCATAGGAGGAAATAACTATGGCACTATTCGGTTCGGGGCCACGCTCCAATATATTACAGACAGTAGCTCCTATGTATCAAGGAATGGTAGATGCAGAGAAGCAGAAAGGCGTAGCTATGCGTGAGGCAATGGGTGCCTTCGGTAAAGCTATTGATCCTAAGACAATCGGTATGCGTAAGTTTAAACAAGAGTTCGCTAATGCTGATTGGACTAAGCCTGAGACATTCTTTGCGGCTAGTAAGGCATTATCCTTTGATCCATCAGCAGCTATGGACATGGCAGCTAGAGGTCAGCAGCTACAGGCTTCTTTGGCTCCTAAGACATACGCTCCTACTGAGCTATTAAAGAATGCAACAGCACTGTTCCCTAAGGATCCGGATAAACGAAGAGAATGGATGTTACAACAGACAGCTAAAGGTGCACAAACTCCTACTGAGCTAATGAAGAATGCAACAGCACTGTTCCCTGAGGATCCAGATAAACGAAGAGCATGGATGTTACAGCAGACAGCTAAAGGTGGCACTACAGAGCAAACAGCGGCACAGAGGAATCTAAATGCCTTCAATGCAGAAGTATCACGTCTAGAAGAGAAATATGCTGATGATCCTGATAAGCTGAAAGCTAAGATACGTGAAACACGTAGTCTGTTTAATATAGACGAGTCTACCGCCTCTAAAGAGTATGCTAAGCTGAAAGTAGCTAAATTAGGCGAACAACAGGAAGAGTTCTCTAATACACTACAGAAATCGAAGGAGCAGTTAGCTACCATAACACAATCACTTAGTTTGCTAGATGAAGGTTTATATACAGGCTTCGGTGGTGACTTAGTAGCAGACATAACTGCATTAGGCGCTTCTTTAGGGTTTACTGTTCCGGATGCAGCAGCGGGAGCTGAACAATTCCGTGTTAATAGCATGAAGAACATTATGGATTGGATTGCTGGCACTAAGGGTGCTATTTCTGAAAAAGAAATGACTATGTTTGAGAAAGCTTCTGCTGCATTATCCCGTACTGTTGAAGGTAACCGATTGATCCTAAGTACTGCTGAGCGAGTAGCTGAATGGAAACAACAGAGAGCACTAGCATATAATAACTGGGTATCTGAGTCGTCTGCTGATGGTAATGTACCTGACTATTTAGAAGGTCAGCGTTTTATTAATCAGTGGGAAGAGGGTAATGCCTTAGTTGCACCCACACCTTCTGAAATTAAAGCCGCCCGCGAAGGCACTAAAACAGTAACTACAACTGCCCTTCCCGATCAAGACGTTACTAAAGCCTTTGTAGAAGGCACAGGCTCTTCTAATGCTGTTCCTACTCGTGCACAACAGTTACGCAGTAAAGTACCTGAAACTGAGCTGTCTCTATACGATAACTTTGTAGCAGCAGGACACACAGCACTATCGTGGAAGTATATGACTGAAGCAGACAAGGCACTTTTTAAATAAGGATTCCTAATGAACGATTTAGAGTTACAACAACGAAGGGCGGCTGCGGCAGCAGCTGCTCGTTTGCGCCAAGAACGTGCTGAAGGTGCTGATCCTACTATGCAGGAACGATGGGCTAAGGCTTTAGAGATTACAGGGGAAACAGGCTCAGCGCTTTATGAACAAACGAAGGAGACTGTAACAGGCGCTAGTCGTTTAGTAGAGCCTTATTTACAGGAACTACCAGAGCTATTTAGTGCTAATGATGAAGTAATTGACGAATTGGTTGAGCACAGCTCAGGTACTTATACTAAAGTAGTTGAGGGTTTCTACGAAGCCAGTACCCCTGAACAACAGATTGACATACTTAAAGCTAATATCCCTTCAATGCAATTTCATACGAATAAGCATGGTGATGTGTTAGTAAAGTATAGAGGTAAGGTTGCATTCCTTAATCGCCCCGGAATGTCCTCTGCGGATATTAAAGGATTAGCCATCCACATGGCTGGTGACGTTCCTGCTATGGCCTATGTGAGTAGAGGGGTAGGTGCTTTAGATAAGATAAGTAGAGGCGCTGCTGGTTTTGCATCTACTTCCGTTACACGCGACATATTAGCACAGGAAGCAGGGGCTACAGAAGGCATTAGTGCCGAGCGAGCTGCGATTTCTGCTGCGTTTGGTGCTGGCGGTGAGGCCCTTGTGCCTTACCTTAATTGGTTGAAGACAGGTAAACAAGCGAGGCAGCTAGGGGTTGATCGTAGAGGAGTTAATGATGCTGCGTTGTCTGTAAGGGAAGCGAAAACACTCACTCAGCAGACCGGCATTGAGTTTTTTCCAGCTCAACAGACATTAGATCCACGAATGACTGCTGCGCAACAAACTGTCCTTACTAGTAATCTGGGCGTTGCTGTATCTCGTAAGACATTAGCACGTCAAGACAAACAAGTAGCAGAGGCTGTTGATAATTTTGTCTACGCACTAGCTACTCCAGAACAGGCCATGAAGGCTCCATACAAAGTAAAGGAAGCAGCTGAAGCGTCTATTAATATAGCTAAGCTACAACGTAAAGAAGCGGCTTCTCCTATCTATAAAGATTCTTTAGAATCAGGTGCCGTAGGGGATGTTTCTGGTACACTTTCTCTAGTAAAAGGCTTGAAGGCTGATTATAAGAAGGGTACTAAGATGTACAATGCTTTAGGTAAAGTACAGGGGTTACTTCAGCACTCAAAGACTACTAAAGGCAAAACAACACTAGGTGCTGATGGAGTCATTACTTTTGGAAAGGACGTTACTGTACGTAAACCTGTTACTAATCCTAAGCATCTACACTCAGTCAAACTAGAGATTGATGCTTTACTAGCACAGACAGGAGATAACGCTGTAGATAACACCACACGAAGTCTGTTGTCTAAAGTACAAAAGTCTTTAGTTAATGATATGGATAGCACCATTCCTAACTATGGAGCAGCACGAGCAGCTTATGCTAAAGAGTCGGAGACTGTTGCGTCGTTATTAGAATCTCCTCTTTTCGCTATATCTAATGTAAAGCCTCAGAATATAGAGCAAGTCACTAACATTTTGTTTGGCTCTACTACTAATAAGTCCGCTCTAGAACACTCTAAGCGCGTTATTCGTCAGACAGATCCAGATGCATGGGAGGCTATAGTCACTCACGAACTGGAGAAACGTTTAGGCAATGTACGTGCTGAAGCTGCTGATGCGGTTACATCACGAAATGAAGCACAGTTACTTCTCAACGCACTAACTGGTGGTAAGACAGCTAAGAATGATATTTTAAGGTCGTCTATGTCGAAGGGACAACAAGGGAATTATGACTTCTTAATAGGGGCGCTTAAACGCGCTGCTACAGGCCGTCCGTCAAAGACTAGTCCAAAGCCTGAGGATTTACGTGTCTCATGGCCTGTCCGTATTTATGGCAAGCTATTCGGAAGTATTCGTGATATGGGACGTTTGTCTGTTGACTCGAAGCATATTCAGTTCCTAACAGATAAAAAAATAACTGCTTTGTCTAAAGCACTCCTAAATCCTAAATGGGAACCTGAGATGACAGCAATTAGACGCTTAGGCTCTAAGTCTACTAAAGCTGCAACCATGTTCCAAGCTTTAGTAAGTGATATTATACGGACAGAGACTCAACTAGAGGCTTATAGTACTTATGGCACAGAAGGAGAAGAGTAATGTCTATAGATACACCACCTGAAACTAAAGGACTATGGGAGAGCTTTAAGACAGAACTACACGAGATTGATAAACGGGTCTTCTCTTACGGACAAGACCTCTTCAATGATATAGTTCAGTTATCCGGACAAGAGCGGTTTATAGAGAATACGCCTAATAACACATTCTTAGACCCGTTCTTACCTCAGGCACCTCCTATGACTAGGGATCAGCAGCTAATGGCTGAAGGCATACCACTCACAGGTAATCGTCCTTCAGACACAGAAGCTGATGCTTTTGCCTCTCAGCCGACAGAGTTAGACATAGGTGTTGACTCTGTTACTGGTGAGCCTACTATGGATACAATAGAGGCAGTAGCGGAGCCTGAAGCTGAAGTCACTAGTGTAGATATGAGAGAACAGTCAGATGTACGAGGTGTACGTAATAACAATCCTCTTAATATTGAGCACGGTGATAATTGGGACGGCTTAGCTGATGACCAATTAGATACTAGGTTCGCTACTTTTGATGACGCTGAACATGGCATACGTGCTGCTGCTAGAATTCTAAACACCTACAGGGAAGTTCATGGTGTTAATACATTGAGTGATATTATTCACCGCTGGGCACCTCCTAATGAGAATGATACAGAAGCTTATGTTAAGAATGTCTCTGAGTGGGCTAACATCCCTGTTAATCAAGAGATTGTAGCGGGTAACAATCCTACCACTAAGGAACTGCTAAAGGCTATGTCTAGACAGGAAAATGGTAGAGACGCAGCTAATGAACTTAGTGACGATGTTTATGATAGAGCGTTGGAGTTAGCATTCCCTGAATAAATAGCAGACAAAATAAAGCCCCGTTGGATCACTCCTTCGGGGCTTTTTATTAGTCTAAAGAAACTGCTAAGTCGTAGAAGTCTCTAGGCTGAAAGGACTCATATATCCAGACAGCCATAACGAGACAAGCGGCTAACAGCACTGTGTTAAAAAGTAATCTCACAAGAACCACCAGCACAAGCAGCCTCACCAGCTAAGTCTGTTTCATCTTGCATCTCAACCACGTTAGTTAGGTCAATAGCATTCAGGCTAGACTCCAGCATGTCATACCTCTCCTTAGTAATGTCTTCAAACGGTGCTTGTACATAAGTACCGCCATCATAAGGAAGGACTGAAATACCATTAAAGTTATTACGGTTCTTCCACATCCATTCACCACACAAAGGCCACTCATCCTCCTTCAGTGAGATAGTACAGGACACGTTATGTGTGTTCTGGCCTTCTCTGTGCCCGCTGTGCACCCATTCAGTGTTAAACCGTCCTACCCTATTGAGTAAGTCTATAGGACTCTCAGATCGCAGTATAGAGCCTTCTGGAGCCTTCTGTGGTATTTCAATCACTGCTTGACTATCTGGATTGAAGTACTCATCTTCTACTAACTCAGGGTGATGAATAGCTAAGTGTTGATATAGTGCTTCATTCTTTCCTACTCGTTGTCGTCTGATGTAGTAATCATTATGCCAAGCGTGTATACCACTACTAGTCCCTAGAACGCAAGATGACGTACCGGATGGCTTGACGGTAGTGCAGCGAGCAGCAGGGTTAATCCGCAGAAGAGAGGCTACCCTAGCGTTTTCTTCTTTGACTTTGATAGCAGCTTCTTTAAGATCATACTTAAGTACCTCTCCTGATCCGATACCCGTCTGGCCTACGCCTATTAGGGCTTCTTTCTCTGTAGTTTCCCTCCACTCATCACGTAGATAATGGAAGTCCGTATAACCTGCTTGCAACGTTCCGATAAAAGCTGCTGCTTTAGATCGTTCATTCAAATCCTCCTGTGATTCTATATCTGAAACATTTAACTCACATAAATTACAAAATTGATAGGGGCGTAAGGCGATCTCGCAGCACGGGTTAGTCCCCCAGTCCTTATCGTTGCTAAAGTACACTGCTGGTTCACCTGAACCTGAAAGTTCTACTCGTTTCCATAGCTTTTCAAACTCTTCCTTAGTAACACGGTGACGTAGAATAACAGCGGAGTTATTAGAACGTCCTCGCTGTGGGTTCTCTTCCCACCAGTTACCAGACTTACAGGATAACATACTAGTATCATCCATACTGAAGAGACTGATGAGGGCAGCACGTCGAATACCACCAGCTAATACTGCATCAGCAATATAACACATCAAGTCATGTACCTCTAAGGTAGATAACTGACGACCCATAGCGTTATCTAATACGCTACGTAGGTTGTGAATACAGTCCTTCAGAGGTTGTGGCCCCGGAGCCTTGCCTCCTGATGTAATCAACAGAGCACCTTTAGGACGAATATCTCGGTAATCGAAGTCTACATTCATTAATCCGTTAAAGTAAGACTCCATTAGCACCTTCACTGCATCAGCCCATCCCTCAATGTTGTCTGATACAAGAAAGCGACGTGTACGTTTCTTAGGGCCAACTACGTCCGGTAACTTACCGATGTGGTGACGCTGAACAGAATAACCTACTCCTGTGCCTCCCAATAAGAGAAACATAGTTTCACTGAATGCTTCAACTTCAGATACTGGCAGATATGCGCAGTTGAATACCCTGTTTGGTGCAAGTTCAATAGGCGCACCTCCGAATTGCAACGAACGCATTGACGGGAGGACTTTCTTGTCGTAGACATACTGATAAACCTCCTCGATCTCTTGCTTCATGTGTGGGTATTTACGCTGATGCATCTCTTTATTACGAGTTACCAACTCATGCCAATTCTCTCGTCGCTGTAACTCCGGTACGTACTTAGCGTACTTACTAAAGACAGTGATGTCTGATAAGATCTCGTTACTTGTTTCCATCTGCTTCCTCGAACTCTATGAGCATGTCGATACAGTGCTTAGCTTTTTCTAAGTCCTGAACGCCACCCTTCTCTCTAAATCGTGTAATATATTTAATAGCTGTGTGTTGACAGGCATCTAGCTTATTCTTCATGGAATACTCCATAGGCTGTATTGCTAGATCCTTATAGTGTCCACCGCCAATCTGTACGTCTAAACTACTCACCGTCAAACGTCTCCTTATCTATAGCTATCTCTAGCTTATCATCAAACCTATCACAAATGTCTTGTGAGGTTATCTCTAGTAACTCGCAGAGTAAGTCTGGATCATAGAACTCTACTAGATACTCAACTAGTTCTTCGATTGTTCTTGTCATTAATCTTCTTACTCCACTCTTTTAGTTCTTTTAGGTCTGTTAAACCGAACCATTTGATGCCCTCTTTTTCGCACCACTGTCCGTTTGTGATCTTAGATCCCTTTCGTACCTTTTGGTTAGGCTTAGACCAGACAAAGACTAAATGTTTACCTTCTGACTGTAGCTGTTTATGTATCGCTTTATACTTAGCAGTATCACCTACACGGAAGAAACCTTTAACTTCAATGTAGACGATACCTTTAGTGAAGTCAGGAGTATAAGTCTTAGGCACCTCATAGGCTACCCGTTGAGTCTCATACTCCCAACCACTCAATTGCTTAGCGACTTCAGCTTCCAGTTTGCTCCTGAACTTTGGCTTTTGGCTTAGCATTCTTCTTCTCTTCCTTAATTAGTGCTTGACACATTTGGCCTGTACTGGCTACAAAAGGGCTACCGTGTAGTGACCAACCATCGTCTAGTAGACCACTCACCATACTAGTGAATCGGTCTGGACGGGGTGATTCTATTACTGTGTATAACATTAATCTTTTACCTCTAATACGTTAGGTAGCTTCCAAACCTCAGTTAAGTATCGAGGCCCACTACTATATATGAATGTCCGTAGTTTAGGATAACATGTCTTCTTATAACTACAGTACGAACATCCTGTAGGTAGTTTCATGTTACCACTCTTGCCGTCCGGTACAGGATCATAACAGGGATCAGGCATAGTGTCTTCGTCTGCAACGACAGCCTTGATGTGTTCAATGCGATCCTCGATCTTCTGACCTTGAGTTAAGTCTATCATAGCCAGTGCTAAATGTCCATTCCCCTTATCCATAGCTAACCAACCTGCCTTCTCCTGCTTTAAGGCTGCACCATAGCCCTTTAGCTGATCTACATAACCAAAGGGGTCATCGAACTCTACAGTATTCTCCTTAAACTTCTTAAAGGCAAAGCTACTGGCTGACTTAACATCAATCAACGTACCGTCAATACAACAGTCCATAGAACCACTGACACCGTTGATATTCACACGCTCCTGCTCATGGGTTACTTTATGTCCAGATAGACGTACCATAAGTAAGACTAGCTCTTCGATGATATGACCATACAAGAACTTGATTAAGGTATGAGGTGCTAGTTTCTCAGCCTCAGTTCCTTTATGTTTTAACCAAATCTGCCTATCGGGCTTACCTATACTGGACATCCGTAGTCCTGTACTATCTTGACGCTCCTCTAATATGTTACTGTAGACTAGTTCATCTACATTCTTACTGAATAACGTAAACGCTTCATCTACGTCCACACCTTTAGACACCTTACCTGTATCTACTAGTTCGTAGATGTCCTCTACTACTGTATCAACTGTCTTGCCCATACTTACTCCTTAGTGTGTGTCTGCCCAGCTAGTACCAACTTGATACTCTCCATCCTGCGGACACCTCATGTTTAACTGATTACCTGCTTCGATGATAGCACTAACAGCCATCTTACCGAACACTTCGGCGTGTTCTTCAGCTACCTCAGCTTGTATTTCATCGTGAATATTACCTACTAGCTTAAAGTCTAACTTAGCCCCCTCAGCATAGCCATAGAGAATCACTAATGCCTTCTTCATCACTATAGCCCCTGCTGACTGTAAGAGGTAATTTAATGCTGAGTGGTCTGACTTGATCCATATCTTACGTCCGTCTAAACCCTTTAGATACCCTCTTCCAGCAGCTTTAGTAACTTGTTCTCGCAATCTCTTAAGTGCTGGTGTTGCATTAAGGAATCGTTCTTTAAGAGCCTTACCGTCTTTAGCAGTTCCGTTAACAATTTCTCCGACCTTTGCATCCCCTGCTCCATAGAGGAAACCGTAGATAAAGGTCTTCGCTTGTGAACGCTCAGGTAACTGGGCTGCAATCTGGTTAGCTGTGTGTATGTCGCCATCTAGTATCTCCTGTGTGTAGTCTTCATCATTCATGAAATGGGCGAGCATTCTTAATTCTAAACCACTTGCATCACAACCAACGAGCTTATATCCCGCTGGCACCGTCCAACACTCTCTACACTCTTGACCATAAGGGCTGTAGGATGCAGGCACTTGTGCTAAATTAGGGCTGCTATGCGTCATACGATTTGTCTGTGCGCCTAATGGATTAACAAATCCGTGAACCCTACCATCATCCTCTACTGAGTTAATCCAACTCTGAACCTGCGCTATACGCTTCTGTAATAAGAGATAGTCCTTAATGAGTTGTGCCTCCGGTATGTCTACCTTCTCAAGTATCTTTTCATTTACTTTAGGTAAGCCACTCTCTGTAAACTCTTTAGGCTCCCACCCAAAGTGCTTTAAATACCTTCCAATCTGTTGTCTGCTGCTTAATTTAAAGGGTGGGTAGGTAATAATACCATACGATCCTTCTTCATTATAGTGCACCCCTTCAGCTTCATGTTTGATTAGGATAGCTGCCTTCTCACCATTCTTCTTGTAAGGATTCTTAGGGTAATTCTTCTTTACCCACACAGGTAGCGGTAAGAACCTATTGTGTACCTGCTCTTCAGCATCTAGCATCTTCTCCTTTAGCTCTGCTAGTAGCATGAATGCCTTACCTTCATCTAACAACCATCCATTACGGGATTGTTCTGCTATGATCCTATGGACATCCATCTCTAATTGAATACTCTCTTCAGAGAACCCTTCAGTCTCCTTCAGGAGCATTGTGTAGGCTCTAGTATTCACTTCTACATCCTGTACACAGTAATCTAACATCTCTTCACTATACTGGCTGAAGTCAGTGTGATCGCCTTTAGGAAACCCTAATCGTTCTCCCCATGCCGCGAGGGAATGTCCCCCTTCACGTACAGGATTAAATAAGCGAGACATAACCAGAGTGTCAGTAAGCCTAACACCACTAAAGTCAATGGAAAGTAAACGCTCAAGTACAGGAATATCATAACCGAGAATATTGTGACCGATGATCTCATCTACGCCCTCTATGCTAAAGTTGTTTAGTTCATTAGGCCCATAACAGACAGTATCGCCACTGATCACTTCCTTAGTGACAATGCACCAGATCTTGTCTGGATTAAGTCCGTTTGCTTCTATGTCTAGTACAATCTGTTTAGTCATTTACTACCCCCTATGTCCGTATGGCTCTGCATCACAACCGTAAATAACTGTACATCCTAGAGGATTTTCATCACAGCACGGGTAAGCATAACAAGCAATATGTGGATCAAAACCTGCCTCTTTCTTAATAGGCTTGTTAGTAATCTCAGGAGCTTTAGGGAGTCTCGTCCAATGTGTTACTCCCTCTAGCCAGTCATCGGAATAACAAGCATCTACCCAGCACTCTTCAGACTTAATGTACCTAGCGATACTGTGATGTGAACTCCCTTGACCCCATATACATGTTACTGATACAAGGTATGCCTCAGCATCTAAGGGCAATTCTGTCGTTACGTCAGTCCACTTAAAAGTCATAATCCTCTGTCTCCTTTAGCTTAGGGTCTATACCCCTCTCTAGTCGTGTAGTGTTGGCGTTATAATGTAACCAACCAGCATCACCTGTATTACCTGTACGACGACACTTCACTAGTTGTACCTTAGTACAGTTCTTAGCGTAGTCATCTTCAGCCATTTTATCACGACTCAGTAGAATCGTATTGAATGAGATTTGGTTAATAGAGCCTGAACCCTTCAAATCGTATTCACTCACATCATGTGCTTCCTTAACAAAAGGCTTACGCATGTGGCTAACAATGATAATACTAACTCCAGTTTCTTGTGTCAACTTCAGACAACGATCCATGAAGTCATCTATTGTACCATTCTCATTGCTCGTTACAGCAGCCTGTAGAGGGTCTAAGACTAATATATTACAATCCATCCCTTTGACTAAATAACGCATCTTAGAGAACAGTTCATCACTATCTACGGCTCCTTGATGATCAAGAATGTGTAGCTTGTCTGCTGAAAAGAACTCGTCGTAAGCGTCCTTATACTTAGTGTAGTCACGCTCCTGCATCGGTACGTTAGAGATATTCTCCTGTATATGTACAGAGAGTAGCTTCTCTACTGTTTCAGCTGGATTAGACTCTAATAGGATACAGCCAATCTTCTTATTAGACTCACTAACCATCCCATAGATTAGATTGTATACCATTGTAGACTTACCGATACTAGTTAAAGCACCAATTGTCGTAATCTCACCTGCTGCAATACCACCATTCATCATATTATTTAGAGTACCAAAGGCAGAAGGGAACGGTGTGACCTCTTCTTGACCTCTAGACACAAAGTTATCCCATACGGATGTGTCTGTAGCAGGACTCACAATACCTACAGGCTTATATGTAGGTGACTCCCACCATGCCTTAGTGAAGTCTCTAACCTTATTCTCTAAGAGCATCTCAGATGCATCCTTAAGAGGCATAGACATGATCTTGACCTTATTAGGCGAGAATAGATCACATACGTCTTCTACAGCTGCTCTACCAGCAGAATCTTGATCGAAGCACAGGATCACATTCTCGAATCCCTCTAAGAACTCTAAGGAGTCCTGTATGTTTCTACGTGCTGATCCTGCACCATTCTTAAGGCTAACTACAGGCCACTTACCATCGAACATCTCAGATACAGCTAATGCATCTAGCTCCCCTTCAGTTACTGTAATGTAACGTCCAGTCTCACCTTCAAAGAGCTGTTGTCCGAACAGTCCTGCCTTATTCGTATTACCATAAGTAGGAAACGTCTTATTAGAACAAATACGACTCTTATACCCTGTCTGCTGGTAGCCTACACCCACCTTAGTGAAGTAAGGGTAGTAATGCTTAGAGATATTACCCCATTCGTCATTCTCTACCTTAACACCGTACTTCTTACAGATAGCCTCAGAGATACGACGATCCTTGATGCGGCTATATACTGCCTTCTCAGGTATCTGTGCATTATTCACTACAACAGACACACTACGTTTACGTGCTTGTTCTTCACCGTATCCTGTATTACCAGTCACACTCTCAAAGTAGTCACAGGATGCACCGTAACACGTAGCGTGACCATCAGCATAACGCGCTAGATTGTCTTTACTACCACACTTAGGACAAGGCTCTCTACCTACTGTTTGACGACTAGCGTCCGTATGTTTTGTTGATCCATTCATTATAATCACTCTCATGTAAGAAGTATTTTAAGATATGTTCAATCGACGCTAATAACTGCTGTTCATTGATACGCTCAGTTGCTTCTAAGTAAGGATCTTTACTAGAGTGCGTTAAAGTACTATGCGCTTCCTGTAGTGTTTCGACAGTGATTAGGTCACGTACCTCACACCACTGTAGCTCATCATTAATGTTAATCATTTAAACCTCCGAATAGGCTTTAGTTATAATACGGCAGAAGTCTGATCGTACGATATCATCAGGGTCTTTAAACTCAGTGATACCAATAAACTCCTGTATATACTTCACTCTTGTCTGCATGTCTAACAGGCTCTTTAAGCCACTAGATTGTCCCTTAGCTGACTGATCTAAGTCACCAGTAATAACTACTGTAGACCCAGTACCAATACGCTTAAGAAACATCTCCATCTCTTTAGGGCTAGTGTGTTGTGCCTCATCTAACATGATAAAGCTATTGTCCCACGTTCTGCCCTGCATGTATTCAAAGGGTACGACCTGTATAGTCTCGTTTGCGACATACTCTTCAACCTTACCGTTGAGGTGTCGCTTTAAGACATCCATATAAGGCACTACCCAACTCTCCATCTTCTCTTCTAAGGTTCCCTTTAGGTAGCCAATAGATCGGCTATCAGACACATTAGGTCTGCAGAGGATGATCTTACCTTCCTTACGGTTATCTATCTTAAACTGGGCTGCTTTGGTGGCTGCAATGTATGTCTTACCACTACCCGCAAAGCCCATACCTACAGACACTACCTTCTCTTCGATAGATGTTATGTAGTAACTCTGTGCTAAGGACAAGGGTACTAACTGAATAGACCCACTATTATTCTTCTTCGCTGTTGGTTTCTTCATCGTCGTGTTCTTCACCTGAAATAAGTATGGTTACGGGTTTGCCTGTCTCTTTATGCTCTTCAATAGCATCTACTACAATAGTATATATACGGCTCTCGGTATCTATGTCGTGCTTGTTGTACTTATAGTGTTCATACGCTTCTGGTAAGATCACTAAGACTACCGTGCTGAGTACACCTAGTGCAGCAGCGAGCCATAATACCTCAGTTATTAGACTAATCATTTAATCCTCCCATGTTGTACCTCGTTGGTAGAGTTGTAGGGCAGTGTTAAAGTCACACTTAAAGCCCTTCATAATTTCATCAAAGTGATTCAAGAACATCATTTAGTTAACGCCTCCCAGCTAACAGGCGCTAATCCACCCATAGCTTCATTCAATTGTTTAGCAAAGACTTGTGCTTCCTGTTGTGCGCCTGCTGCCTTACGTTCTTTGTACACATGAGCAAAGGCTAAGAGATTGCCACTCCATATCCACTCAGTCATCATGCTCTGAGGCAAGACCATACGAGCCATCTCAGGTGCTACGTCCTCGTTGAGCATGGTCTGATACATTTCCACGCACTTGTTAACGTAGATGTGGTAGTCCCAGAGCCAGCGTTCATTGTCTACATGAGCATCACCACTGCCCTGTTTAATTGAACCATCGGGCTTACCTCGCCACACTTCAGGCTGATAGAACTCAGGCTCACTAGACACATACCTCCGACTGACTTCATTCCAACTCAAGCCTGCCTGATGCTTCTTCAACTGAGCTGCTAAGAAGATAGGAGCCTTCACCCGTAGCTTAACAAAGTTGTGCCGGAATGGTGTCATATGTTTATGTTTAGCTAGGTACTTGATTAGCTTTTCATCCTCTGACTTTAGTGGCGGCTCATCCTCTGTGTCCCAAATAGACTCCCACTCACTCTCCTTATCAAAGGATACCCTTGCAGCATTCACTGTGTCTAAGTCAGTGCAGCAACAGGCTACTAGTTCTACTTTAATTTGTTTCATAACTTGTACTCTGTTTCATTCTTGTAAAATGTATATTACAGTATCTAATCTTAATGTAATGTTTATGTTACATCCGCCACATAACCTTCTTCTGTAACTCTGATACGTTTGATAGCCTTACCCTCTATTAGAGTGATTAACGAGATGTAAGGGCCACCACTAGGGTCAAAGGCAATTATCGTGTCTAGTTTAGGATCACCCATAGTACGGCACATCATCATGCACGTACCCGTTATATTGAATAGGTAGGTGTTAGGCTTTACTTCTTCCCACCACCACCAATCACCATAGCGGTTCTGCTGTGCGTGTTCTGGGTGAGCAGCTTCAGCATTCTTCTTACGGAGTGCTGTATCTTCTTCCAAGAACTCTTCTATGTTGTCTGTTCCGCTACCCATGTTTTCTCCTGTTTATTTTAATAATTCCTTAATGTCCTTCAACTCACCGTAAGGCAAATTCCAACAGTTAGACCGGAAGAGGAATCCATTAGTTGGATCACGTTCCCCCTTCTTTCTCTCTACTGCTTGATTAAAGTATACCTCTTTCTCTACATACCCTGCAATCCACAGAACTGAGTAGTCATTGAGAAGACGTGTAAAGACATAATAGTCACACTGTTGCTTTGTGTTAAAAGAACTGATAGAGGCATCATATTCTGGCTTAGGCTCTGAGTTACAACGCTTAGTTTTAACGTCAATAGTCTTACCATTAGGTAGCGTGAGGTCATACTCATAGGTGTTTGTCTGTTCAGCACCTAAGTACTCACCTACGACTAACTCACCTATAAACCCTGCTTGGTTGCCTTGACCCTTAGATATACTATTCCTAAGTGTTCCCATTTCTTGACCCATCTTAACAGCCTGTAGTATCTGTTTGTCTGACGGTTTCAACTCTATGAACATATGTACTTCCTTTAAATAATAAAAAACCCCTACAGTATAACACTATAGGGGTCTTTAGTATAGCTAGTAGTAATTACTAGAAATCGTTATTGTCGTCACCACCTTCAAATGCCAATGGGATGTTACCATCGCCCATCTCTAGCACCTTCAGCTTAGACAAGTAAGTTGAACGCCCATACTGTGGACTAACATCCTTACCACCATTCCATAACAGTCGTACTTTAGTACCTCGTGGTAACTCTTCAGACAACTTTAAGGCTTTACCGTCAGCGTCTAGGATGTCAAAGTATTCTTGACTCTTAGACTTAAACTTACGTTGGCCTACACCGTGATATTCCTTTACGATCACCTCCTCTGATTCTAGAGCTTCTTTAGCACTATCCTCTAGACATAAAGTTACATTAAAGCCTACAGACTGGCCACGATATTCATCTTCATTTAAGACGTTACAGAATGCAACGTATCCTTCAACTACACTCATTGTGTAAACTCCTTTGGTTTGGTTGGTTGGTCTCTGATAGATGGTTAGTCTAATCAGACACCCTTATAGTATACTTAAGACTCTTATGTATGTAAACCCTTATGACTAATAATCTAAAGGATAATAAACATAAGTATGTCTTAAGAATACTAAGGTAGAGGGTAGCATATTTACTCCCTAAAGTCAACAGCCTCCTCTAATATTTCTACTAATTCAACTAAATGGGTGTCTGATCCGTCGTAATCATTGTCAATAGTAGTCTTATTAGACACCTTCTGGCAAGGATAACAGAACTTAGTGTTGTCTGAATCGGACAATAACCTATCACAAGCTGCACATCTACTCACTTAAGCCTCCTGTAATGCCTTCTGGGCATTGTTATTGGTAATAGTCATAGTAACAGTCGTATTACCTATTAAGTCGCTTATATCGCAATCTAGAGCCTTAGCAGCCTCATACAAATATTCACTAGTATGGAAAGTGACATAGTCTTCTAAAGCATGTGACTGCATAGCGCACCATTTTATAGAGTATTTACGCTGCTTAGCTATTAACGTGTCTAACTCTTTATAACCCTTTCTTGACACCATTTAGCACCTCCATTTGTTCTCTAATCTTTATATCTTCGTCCATACGCATACAAGCCAGATAGTCTTCTAATCGATCCCTATCGCTGTATTGTACTATAAAGTGATCATCACCAAAGACTAGTATTAAGTCCCCAGTCATATCACAAATTGACATTTGTAGGTTCATTGTACACCTTCCTTCCATTTATCTAGATAATCGTTTATAGGTGCCTCATAGTAGCATAGAATGCTAAAGGCGGTCATACCCTTCTCAGTATCCATCATACGCTTTTCAGACAAAATCTGTGCATATGCTTGTAGGTCTGGCGATACGCCATAACGGCTTATATCGTTAGGTATGTCAACACGGGCGTATGCTTCTACTTCATGGGGTGATAACAGGTAATCCCTATGCGTCTGCTTGAGTGGCACATCTGCCAGCATGTCATTACAGTCTTGCTCTAAGTGGACGTATTCATGCGCATAGGTTTTCTCTGCTTCATACTCTAGCTCCTGTGTTTGGGTAGTGCATAGCATGTCATTTAAGTCGTTACATACTAAATACAGTGTTATTTCCCCATCGTGATAATCACCGCTAACAATAGCTTGGTTCCCTAACAAGTCGGGCTGCAGAGGTTTTTTATGTTCTACATCCGCCAGCCCATTAAAGCTATGTTGCAGTAATTCCATCATAGTCTGTGCCCTCATTGTTCTGACCTCCTTATTATACGGGTGTTTATATTACGATAGCGCCTCAATGCCTCGAATTCGCCATGAGTGAGTTTGCCCCTGTCCATAAAGCCTGCTATGTACCAAAAGAAACCATCACTTGTGTTAGGCTTAACTGATTGCCTAAGTAACCTTTTATTGTGTTCACTAATATACATTATTCTAGCCTCCATTTATTACGTGTTGGCCATCAAGTAGGCCATAGCCTAGCGTGAACCATAGAACGACACCAATGACCACAATGGCCCAAAACTCGATATCTAATTTATTGTTATCCATTGTTATTAACCCCTGCTTTAATTATTAATTGCTCCATTAACAGCTCTATTTGCTGCCGTGTGGCCTGTTTACGTTTACCCTGTACCTTGAGTGCACTTTGTTTAATCAGCTCGTAGCGGGCCTTTTGGGCTTGCGTATAGCACCTGTTATCTTGAAAAACCTCAGTCATTTTAATCACCTCTTAACATTGGATTGGCTTTACTCCATAGCTTATAATAACTGCTATGCTTCTTAGACATATAATATAGTTGTTTATACGTCTCTTTACCTATCTGTACCACGCGCGGATCGATACTATACTCATAGTGCCAATTGTGGCTCTTTAATAACTCTTTATATTCAACTAGTGATAATACTTTAGTCGTAGTCATGACAAACCCCTACTTCTATTCCTGCATTAATTAGCTTTGCTGTGTTGCATGCTTGTTGATAGCACTCAATAACCCGCGCCTTGTCTTTGCTCTTTGTATCACAATAATGCGAGTCGTTACTCATATAAAAGCCCTTGCTATCCTTTACATAATAGACATATTCAACCCCGTCGCTAATCATAATAAAACACCTCCGATAATGCCGACGGTTAGGGCTAACGCGCCACCTACGATAGCCCATAGCCCCTTAGTTGAGTTTTCAGACATAGGTGCTAGGGGTAGCTCTGCTTGCTGTGTTGGTGCCGTGTCGCCAGTCTTATAGCGACGTACGGGGTTAGCTGCTATAAATGCTTGTACGTCAATGGGCGGCACATAGTCTGCAATTGTGCCCGACCTAATCCGTAGTAGTTGCGCTGCACAAGCATTTTCGGTTACTTGCCATCTATCAGCAAGCAATGCCACCTCGCCAGTAGCCATATAGTGGCGAACTAATCTAGTACGTGCGTTTGAAGTCCAGTTTTTATAATTCATTTTAATACCCTCTTTTGCTGTTAATGTAAGCTGCATTCAGCTTGTCGTGTTGCTCTATTTCTAAATATACCAAATTGCTCGTTAGCGGATCTAGCTTATACCATACGTTGTCTAAGCCGTCACCGTTGGAACACATCCGAATATATACTTCGTTTGTGTCTGATACGAGTATATTACCCGTTAATGCTTGTTGATGCGTGAACATGTTATTAGTCATAACACACCTCCTAAGTGTGCCAATTAAAAGGCAGATATAACAAAGCCGTTGTTGTTAGGTAGCTCCAAGACTGTAGCGTAGTCGTGTAGAGCCTCTAGGGTCTCAAGCTCTACAGAGCCTTTATACTCTTCTTGTATCTCTTCTAAGCTGTTGTACTCGGTGAAGTCGCTGCAGATATCTATAACGTAAAACATAAAGGGCTGTTTCATTTCCTCGCTCATTTCCTCTAGGTAGTTATATAGCGCCTCATAGCCGTCATATGAGAAGTAGTCTCGGTCGGCCTGTTTGAATGCTTGTATGAAGTCTTCAAGATTAAGTGTTTGTACAATAGTCATTGTTTTATACCTCTTTTAGTTCAATTAACTGGCTCTTAAAGCGCTTAGAGCGTGAACCGTGTACTGTTATAGCTACATTAGCTTTATTGCCGTCACAAAGCAAGCACTCTGCGCATGATATGCCTTTAGTATCTGCTAAGCACTCTAATTCGTTAGGCAATAGACTATCACCCACTAACTTAACCCGAAAGGTTTTACCACCGGCCTTTTGGGCCTGTAATGCCTGCTTAGGCGTATCAGCGGATACCTGTACTAGTGCTAATACACGGGCATCAAATAGCTTGTGCTTGCGTTGGTGGGTGTATCCAGTATGCGCACTAAAGCATGTTGTAATGTTGTATAGAACGATATATGGCAGTGCTGCAGGGTCGCCGTACGCCCCTAAACGTATACCCTTATCAGTATAAGCAGGTAGACCATAATTATAACTGCCGCGCTTGTATGCTTTGTATACGCTGTTTGGGGCCTGTCCAACGTTTACATAACAAGCGCCACCATTATAGTGCCTATGTGGGCAAGATCCGCATACGCTCGCATCTTGGCCCGTCTTGGTCGCCTCAACGGGGTTAGTGTCTGCGTCTAGAATCCATAGCTGTGCCATGTCGCCAGTCTTAGCATTACTAGTTTTCATTGTGACAATAGCCACAATATTAGATTTAGGATCTAACATAGATGGGCCTTTATATACTACGTATCCGTTACTCATTGTTCTGTGCTCCTTTAGTGGGGCCGAAGCCCTCTCTATGTTAATAGTGTGGGTTAACTAAATACTGGCCGTTGCCTAGATCAAACAAATATTCCCTTTCCAGCGCTTCATCTAGCAATTCTACTTCATTCAATTCAAAATTAAAGTTTGGCGCATGCTGTTGGAATAGCTCTTCACTTGTCACTACAGTAAATAAACGTCTATTTACTGGATCAACATTTTGATACGCTTCGATTATGTCACATGCTTTATACTTAGTTTTCATTGTCCTATACTCCATTAGTGGGGCCTAAGCCCCTATTTGTTGTAGTGGTTAACGATAAGCTTCCGTCATTATTACAGCATTCAATTCGATTGCCCAGTTACCGCAATCACGGTTTAAGCCGTTGAAGCACTGCTCGATAATATGTGGCATTATATGCAGTAGGTCTTGATAGTCTAGATTAAAGCCAATAACAAGCATGGTAACTAGTTTTGTATCTGGCTTATTAATTGCTGCAATGTTCATAATAAAATTAATTGCTTGGTTCTGGTTATCAGTGTAAGTAGACATATTAGTAATTCCTTATGTGGTGCCGTTGGCTGTTTGCCTTTGACTTGAGTACCACTATACACGTTCTTGAGAAAAGTACAATACCGTTTTGTTATAAGCCTTAGAGCACATAGGAATATAACCCATGCTATTACCTAACGTGCACACGTAGCAATTAACGTGCCAACATTGCACCTAAAACCCCTAGCAAGTCCTGTGCCAACTATGGAATTTCAACGTAAATAGTTTACCTATACTAACACCTACCTAACAGACAAAAGCCCTTAGACGGCCTCATAGGAGCTTGTAGGGCTATGTCTATAATCAGACAACTAAACTATCTCACAAGCGACATATGTCTGCTATGCGACACCTATGTGAATAGTAGTATGTGCTAATGTGTATGGTCTGTTGGTTGTGCTAATGTACCCATAAGTGTTTGCTAATGTACCCATAAGTGTTTGCTAATGTACCCATAAGTGTTTGCTAATGTACCCTCTAGAGCCACACTCTTAGGCTCTTTCTTCTGTCAATCTCTGGAACTCACACACCCACACAAGTCTACATATGACTACACCTCCAGTTTATGACTATTCAGACACCATTAGTCACGCTATTGACTTCACTGGTGTTCTGTGGTATTTGGGGTGTGGGGGACCCCCTGTGGTGTGGAGACAAAAGTGTATTCATAGTCATAAGCACATGAGAAGGGAATTCAGGAATACGAGAGGAGGACAGGAGGGGATGACCATATGACACATAAGTGGGATGAATGTAAGAGTAAAAGACATCAAATGAATGAATAATAGATAAGTCAATAATAAGTTCTAGTTCAGACAACCAAAGAATCTAAGGGGGGGTGGCGCGAGGGTAACTATGGAGGAATAATGGAGATTATAATAAAGAGATTGACTTTTGATTAAAAATATGGTATAATATACTACATTCTTGTGTGTTACTTAAGATGTTTTACTTAATGATTAACTCTTAATGTTTAACACTTAACGCCATACACAAGACACACATGTATAAGAATGTGGCCCCTCCTATACCTCCCAATAAGCTCCCCTCAGTGGATAAAGCGATATGTCTGATAATAAACCCGTAAAGAAGAAGATGGGTAATCCTAACTTCTATAAGGGAATGCCCCCTCTGAACCCTAAGGGTCGTCCTAAAGGTTCTACCAACAAGTACACAGAACTAAGCCGAGAGCTTATGTCTGAGAGTGGCCCTGCCATCGTGAACAAAGTCATTGAGATGGCGATGGAAGGTGATACTACTTGTCTGAAGATGTGTATGGATAGAATCCTACCTCCTAAGCGTGAGATTGACATCAAGCAGGAGGATGCTTCTATTAACATCGTAGTAGAACAGATTGGCACTGTAGCCCAGAAGGCTATAGAGGATACTGGCGGTGTTATCATTGAACAAGACGTAAAGAAAGTAAAACGTAAAGAGAAGAAAGTACAGGACGCAGCCTTCGAGGAGATAGTAGTAGGGTTTAGCGATATGTCTGAGAATGACAACAAACGGGAGGACTAAATGCCTGATATAAAGGTTAACCTCCACCCTGCTCAGATGGAGATCTTCACAAGTACAGCTCGTTTTAAGGTAGCAGCTTGTGGTCGTCGTTTCGGTAAATCACACTTAGCAGCATGGACTCTACTGATTAAAGGTCTACAGAGTCAAGACAAGGACATCTTCTATATAGCCCCTACCTTCCAACAAGCGAAGGATATCTTATGGGGTGTGTTAAAGGATATTGGACGTGATGTCATCAAGTCTGCCCATGAGAACACAGCTACTTTAACTCTGATAAATGATCGTAAGATCTATCTGAAGGGTAGTGACCGTCCGGATACACTTCGAGGCGTAGGTCTGCGATATGTAGTTATGGATGAATATGCTTTCATGAAGCCATCCGTATGGGAATTGATTATACGTCCAACACTAGCTGACGTTAAGGGTGAAGCACTCTTCATCGGTACACCTGAAGGGCGTAACCACTTCTACGATCTATATGCAGAAGCAATAAAGGAAGATAATGAAGAGTGGGAAGGCTTCTGTTTTAACTCCACAGACAATCCACTCATAGATCCTTCGGAGATTGAAGTTGCCCGAAAGTCCATGTCCACACAAGCCTTCCGACAAGAATTCGAAGCCTCCTTCGAGTCCTTCAGTGGTGGGATATTTGAAGAGGGCTGGATGGAGACATCTACTGAGCCTGCTTATGGGCATTACGTTGTTGCTGTTGACCCTGCGGGGTTTGAGCAGGTTGGTAAAGAGAGAGGATCGAAAGGATCAAAACTCGACGAAACAGCCATAGCAATAGTGAAGATTAGTGGAGATGTCTGGTGGGTGAAGGACATCTTACACGGAAGATGGAACATTAAGAGAACAGCATCAGCTATATTGAACGCAGCTATCGCCACAGAGGCCAGTACAGTAGGTATTGAGTCCGGTGCCTTGAAGAATGCTATCATGCCCTACTTAGAGGATGAGATGCGTATACAGGGCCGTTGGGTAGTCATCACAGACGTATCACACGGTGGTAAGAAGAAGACAGACCGTATTACATGGTCGCTACAAGGCCGTTTAGAACACGGTAAGATTAAGTTCAACGAGAAGCGTGATTGGAAAGAGTTTACAGATCAGATGTGTGCCTTCCCATCACCACAAGTACACGATGATCTATTAGATGCCTTAGCGTACATAGATCAGGTGTCTGTTGCTGATTTCGCTAACTCAATAGAAATAGAAGAGTGGACTCCACTTGACATTGACTCAGGATACTAAGAATGTTTGAAGAGAATAAATATGCTGGTCTAGCTAGTTGGTTACTCCCTAAACTAGAGAGTTGGAAGAACCACCGTGACCAGAACTACATGAAGAAGTGGGATGAATACTATCGCATCTGGCGTGGTATTTGGGCTGAGTCTGATAAGCTACGTGATAGCGAACAGTCCCGTCTAATCTCCCCAGCTACCCAACAGGCAGTTGAAGCAACTGTGTCTGAGTTGGAAGAAGCTACCTTCGGTCGTGACAAGTGGTTTGATATCCGTGATGACATCCTAGATGAGAACCCTGAAGATGTAGCCTACTTACGTAAGGTACTACAGGAAGACTTAGAGCGTGATGGTGTTAAACCTGCTATCTGTGAGTCCTTCCTTAATGGTGCCATCTACGGTACTATGCTCGGTAAGGTAATTGTTAACGAGACAACTGAGAAAGTAGCACTAGAACAGCCTGTAGAAGGTACTCTAACTACAGCGGCACAAGTAGTTGACGTTCCTCGTATCGTAGTGAGTATAGAAGCAGTATCTCCTAAAGAATTTATCATCGATCCTGCTGCCTTAAACGTATCCGGTGGCTTAGGCGCTGCTACAGAGACTATTAAGTCCCGTTATCACGTTGTTAAGGGTATCGAAGATGGTGTCTATGAAGACGTAGCCATCAGCAGTACCTCTGTAGACCGTGCTGACTTAGGGTTTAATGAAGAAAATCACGCTAACGAAGACGATAAGGTTAAGATTACCGAATACTGGGGCCTAGTGCCCAAGCGTTACCTATCAGCTATGTCTGATTTAGGTGATGAGTTCGATTACGATGACGATGAGCTAGTAGAATCTGTTGTAACCATCGCTAATGACTCTGTTGTACTACGTGCAGAGGAAAATCCTTACTTAATGAAGGATCGTCCATACGTAGCGTGTCAAATGGATCGTGTACCTAACAAGTTTTGGGGTCGTGGTGTATGTGAGAAGGCTTATAACCCACAGAAGGCACTAGATGCTGAGCTACGTAGCCGTATTGATGCATTAGCATTGACTACACACCCAATGATGGCGATGGATGCCACTAAACTACCTCGTGGAGTTAAGCTAGACGTTAAGGCTGGTAAGACAATCCTAACGAATGGTGATCCACGTACAGTAATCCAACCGTTTAACTTCGGTAACTTGTCTGCACACACCTTCTCTGAGGGTGCTGAACTAGAACGTATGGTTCAGATGGCTACAGGCGCTATGGATTCCGCTACAGGTGGTGCTTCTAACCCACGTAATAACACAGCTAGTGGCATGTCCATGCTTACTTCTGCGTCTATTAAGCGTCAGAAGCGTAGCTTGATGGCCTTCCAGACAGATTTCCTTATCCCTGCTATCGAGAAGATTGTATGGCGTAAGATGCAGTTGGATGACAAGCGTTATCCTATCCTTGACTATAAGTTTACCCCTTATTCTACTATGGGTATTATGGCTAAGGAGCTAGAGAACACACAGACTATCCAGTTAATGTCTATGCTCCCACCGGAGTCTAAGCCATTCATGTTGTTGTTGATGTCTGTATTCGAGAACTCTAGCCTAAACAACCGTGAACAGATGCTTCAGTCTATTACTGAGATGATGCAGCCTGATCCTTCAGCACAACAAGCCCAGCAGATGGCTATGGCAGAGGCACAAGCCCAGCTACAGCTACTAGGCGCTCAGATCCAAGAAACCTTAGCGGATGCGTATAAGAAACAAGCAGAAGCAGCCGAGAAGATGCCTACAGACAACGATGCGTATGAACGTATCCTTGACTTACAGAAGAAGGCAATGGATCTACAAGAGAAACAGATGAAAGTTGCTGCAATCGAGTCAGAGATTGTACGTAACATACCAGAAATGAAGCATCTAGAGTCTGAGACTATCCTAAACCTAGCGAATGCGCGAGCTAAGGCACAAGGAAAGTAACAGATGAAAGATGATAGAGCATTCTTTGATGATCGTTATGATATGTTTTCGACAGCAGGGTGGGCCGACCTTATCGGCGAATTAACTAATATGTCTGAATCGATTAATAACATAATGGCTATTGAAGATGAGAAGACCCTTAACTTCGTTAAAGGGCAGATGTCAGTCCTCAGCATGCTGATCACATTAGAGGAAACGACAAAGCAAGTAGATACTGACGACGAGGAATAACCGTAAGGCTCCTCTCTGAAGTGTCATTTTATTAACTCCACAATCCTATAAAGGACGGAGCAAACCGATATGGTAAATAACATTGTAGTTGACCCTGAGTCATATGAACCTGAAGCACCTACTGAACTAGTAGAACAAGAGCAAGAAGTACGAGCAGAAGCCGTCGTAGAGACACAAGCTGAAGCTGAGTATCAAGTGCCGGATAAGTTCAGAGGTAAATCCGTAGAAGAGATCGTTGACTCTTACTCTCAGTTAGAAAAAGAACTGGGCCGTAAGGGACAAGAGATTGGAGAGCTGCGTAAGCTCACCGAAGACTTCATCAAGACACAGACAAATCAACCAGCCGACAGTCCGCAAGAAGACCCTCTTGACTTCTACGATGATCCTGATAAGTACATCGAAGAAAAAATCAAGAATAATCCGAAGATCAAGGCAGCCGAGAAGCAACTAGAAGAACGTCAACATGAGATGACCCTTCAGAAGCTTCAGACGCAACATCCTGATGCACAGACTGTAGTTGAGTCTGCTGACTTTCAGGAATGGGTTTCCCAGAGTAAAATCCGTCAACGACTCTTTCAAGAGGCAAATGCTTACGACTTTGATGCAGCCGATGAACTTCTTTCCACTTGGAAAGACCGACAGCTCATATCAAAAACTAAGGAGGTGGAGTCGGCGAAAGAGGCTTCCAAAGAACGAGCACTCAAGACAGGTCGTACGGAGAGCAGGTCATCAGGGGAATCCGTTGGAGGTAAGAAAGTTTACCGTAGCGCAGACCTCATCCGTTTAAAAATTAATGATCCGGAGCGATATAACGCCATGTCAGACGAGATTCTGATGGCATACGCCGAAGATCGTGTCAAATAACTATAGGAGTTAAATAAAATGGCACTAGGTACTAATCATCAAACACTGACTACTGCGGATAAGTTTATCCCACAGATCTGGTCAGACGAAGTAATCGCAGCATACAAGCAGAGCCTTGTACTAGCTAACCTTGTTACCCGTATTAACCACGTTGGTAAGAAGGGCGATTCCATTCACATCCCTAAGCCGGGTCGCGGTGCAGCCAACGTTAAGGCGGCTTCCACTCAAGTGACTCTAAACACCGATACTGCTGCTGAAGCAATCGTAACCATCAACAAGCACTACGAATACTCCGTAATGATCGAAGATATCGTAGAGAAGCAGTCATTGTCTTCAATGCGTCGCTTCTATACTGATGATGCTGGTTTCGCTCTAGCTACTCAGGTAGACAACGACTTGTTCACTGCTATTCAAGCACTGAACGGTGGCACTTTCCTTGAAGGTGACGGTACTACTTGGTCTTCAGGCGCTGCTGCTGACATCACTGATGCTGGTATCCGAGCTATGATGCTTCAGTTGGACAACGATGACGTTCCTATGAACGGTCGTGCGTTGATTCTTCCTCCTGTTGCTAAGAGCGACATGTTGGGTATCAACCGTTTCACTGAACAGGCCTTCATTGGTACTGGTGAAGCAATCAAGAACGGTCAGATTGGTCGTGTATATGGCGTTGACGTATACGTAACCAACAACGCACCTACTACTGACACTAACGCTAACCGCGTTGGCGCTTTGGTACACAAGGATGCTGTTGTTCTAGCCGAGCAAATGGGTGTTCGTAGCCAAACTCAGTACAAGCAAGAGTACTTGGGTGATTTGTTCACTGCTGACACTATCTACGGTGTTGCTGAACTACGCGATAACGCTGGTGTTGCCTTTAAGGTAGCTGCCAGCTAAACCACTGTCGGCACTCGCTGACGTACCAATGGCCCCCGCAATGGGGGCCGTTTTCTATTAATTACCTAACGGTGAATATATGCCAATCTACTCGTATAAGTGCTCCAACGATCACGTAACAGACCACCTAACACCTATCGCTGAACGGGAAGGCCCGAAGCAGTGTAAGGTCTGTAGAGAAGATGCTCATATGTTTATTGTTCCACCTAATATAGCCCTTAACCCTGCTGACCCTGCCTTTGCTGGTACGTACCTCTCTTGGGAACGTAAACGAGCTAAGCACATGGCACAGGAGAAGAAGGTACTCGATAATCACGGATCACTCTAATCATGTTTGGATTACCACTAGAAGCAGTCACCCTCTTAGGGAGCACCTTATTAGGCGCTCTACTGAGAGTTTGGGCAGATGCACGTAAGGATAAGGCTGAAGAGCAAAAGATGCTCCTACGGCGTTTTGAGGCCTCTGAGGGTAGTGTTCAGGCAGCAAGGGAACATCAGAACCCTAACGCACAGTGGATTAGACGCTTCTTAGTTGTCTGCTTCATGTCAATGGCAGCTTTCATTTTAGCTGCTCCTTTGCTCGGTTTTCAAACGGTTGTTCCGGTTGAAGTAACTGAGGGATTTAAGTTCTTATTTATAGACACAACTAAGACAGTTACTGAGTTCGTTACCCTTCAAGGAATGGTTACTCCTAACTGGCTACCTCATTCTATTAACGCTGTGGTCGGTTTCTATTTTGGCCAGTCACTAGTACGGAGATAAATACATGGCTATTGATCGTGGTCAAGGGACACCAGTCTCAAGCAACCCTTTACAGCTAGATAATGATGACTACACAAACACAGTAGTAGGCCCTCAAGGCCCAAAGGGTGATGATGGTGACATCACTGCTGCGTATGTAAGTATGTATAACGATACAGTGTCTGCTAAGAACACTGCAATATCTAATGCAGACACATCTACAACTAAGGCTTCTGAAGCTTCCACAAGTGCAACTAATGCCGCTACTTCAGCTACCAATGCGGCTAATAGCGAAACAAACGCTGCAACATCTGCAACGAATGCAGCTACCTCAGCTACGGCTAGTGCCTCTAGTGCCACATCTAGTGCTGCTAGTGAAGCTAACTCATCAACCTATAAGACAGCAGCAGAGACAGCTAAGACAGCAGCAGAGACTGCAGAGACTAATGCCGTAACTGCTAAGACTGCTGCTGAAAGTGCTAGGGACACTGCTGAAGATTATCGTGATGAACTAACTACATTAACTACGACTACTTCTACAGTAGCTGCTGGTGGTTCTGCTACGTCATCTTATAATTCATCAACAGGTGTTCTTAGTTTAGGTTTACCTACAGGTGCTACAGGTGCTACAGGGCCACAAGGAGCCACTGGAGCTACGGGTGCCACTGGTGCTACTGGAGCTGACTCTACTGTTGCTGGCCCAACAGGAGCTACAGGTACCACAGGTGCCACAGGCCCACAAGGCATTCAAGGCATTCAAGGTGAAACTGGCCCTGCTGGTGAGACATACACTCATCCTACTACTCATCCTGCTTCTATGCTAACAGGCCCATTGCCTGCTATTGACGGTTCCTCTCTAACAGGCATAGATGCTTTACCAGATCAAACAGGACACAATGGTCAGTTCCTAACAACTGATGGCTCCTCTGCTGATTGGACTACCGTAGATGCGTTACCTACACAGTCCGGTAACACAGGCAAGTACCTAACAACTAATGGGTCTACCGCTAGTTGGGCTGAAGTAGATAGCTCCGAAGTCTCTATGAACTCCTATGAGTACACTGCTACGGCTGGTCAGACAACCTTTAGCGGCTCTGATTCTAATGGTCAGACTCTAAGCTACACAGCAGGAAATATACATGTAACTTACGGAGGCTTTGACCTACCTACAGCCGACTATACGGCAACCAACGGCACTTCCATTGTTCTTGATGATGGTGCAGAAGTTGGCAAGATTCTTCGTGTTATGGCGTTTAAGAGCTTCGCTGTAGCTGATACAGTCTCTGCGTCTAGTGGCGGTACGTTTGGTGGTGATATTGATGTAAGTGGCACAGTCACGGCTGATGGTTTGGTTGTTGATGGCGATGTAGAAATCGATGGTGATATTGATGTATATACGGCTCTTAGTCAGAACACCCCATTTAAAGGTATTAGTTTGTCTGCTCCTGCTAGTGGCGCATCCGCCTATCTACCATCTATAGAGTGGGCATATGGTGATTCAGATACGCCTAACTTTGCAACTATAGACGCATCACGGGCCTCCAGTATTGGCGGCAATTTACATTTTAGTACCGCCACTACAGCAGGCGTTATGACAAAGCGCGTTAATATCGACAGTGATGGCAACGTGGGTATTGGTGTCACGCCTAAGAGTGGTTGGTATAGCGGTTACGCTGCGCTACAAATTGGTGGATATAGTTCAATACAAGCGACTACTTCGACCCAATTAGGAGGCCATTTCAGCTTAGGGCAGAATGCCTACCATAACGGCTCTAACTGGACTTATCAGATCACAGATGAAGCCTCTAATCTGTATTTTGATAACGGCACATTCAACTTTAGAGTAGCCCCATCTGGCACAGCAGACTCAGCGATTAGCTGGACTAATGCGATGACGATTGATAACAGCGGTAATGTGGGTATTGGTACGAGTTCGCCTAGTAGAGCTTTACATGTTAACTCTGGCTCAGATAATAATGTTGCTCGGTTTGAATCTACAGACACAGCTTGTGTAGTAGAGTTTAAAGACTCCACAGGCACTGCTTCAATTGAGACACGTAATGACTTTAGGTTTTCTGCTGGCGGCACAGAACGCATGCGCATCGACTCTAGCGGTAATGTGGGTATTGGTACGAGTTCGCCTACAGCAGTGCTAGACGTTAGG